GGGTATACGACGAAGTTTATGTAAACCTTGACACTACGATCCCAGATAATACATCAAAGCCAACTGTATGGTCCTTATCAACAATTATGGACGCAAAATTCACAGGAGATCTTGATGCAGGGTCTGTAGGTGCGGAAGGTTTTAAAGTCACAAAGATACTACTTTACAGATCCCTTGTCGGTACAAATAAGTGGGAGGCGATAGCGCAGTTTGATTACGACAAGGAATATAATGTTTATGACTATATTGACAGGTATGTACAAAATGGATCTACTTATCAATATGCGGTAGTCCCTGTAGCAAATGAAATCCTTGGAGATAGGCTTGCTTCCGATCCGATTAAGTCAGAATATGAAGGGATATTCCTAACAGATAAAAATGAGAACAGAAGGCTCGAGTATGATATAAGCCTTGGAGAAGTCCTCTCTAATACTGTATCAAGTGTGACTCAGCCAATTAACGGAAAGTATCCTATAGTCATATTTGGAACAAGTAATTATAGAAGTGGGAACCTCTCTGTTCTACCTTTATCAAAAAGCACTATTAGCCTAGCTGGGGAGAGAATAGATAAGTTCGCCGAACAAATTAATAGGCAAGAATGGCTTTCTTTCTTGAATAATTGCAAAGCCAAGGTTCTCAGAATGGATAGCGGTGTATTGATGCTCATCGTTACTCAAAATGCTACAGTATCCCATAAAGATGGAGATATACTTAGAGATCTTGCTAATATCTCATTTGATTTCATAGAGATCGGAGAATTAACGTTTGATTCGCTAGTAAAAAATGATCTTATACCTTCTGCAGAGAGACAAAAAATGACCTATGACGATTACGGAGGTATTATTAGTGGATAATTCATATATGACTGGCGATATCGTAATGAATGCTACTGACATATCTGGTTTGGCCGACTATAGGCAATTACACCTTCAATCGGTTAGAAAGATAATTATAACAGTTGAGGTCTTAGATAAAGACCTCAATACCATTGAAACAATTCAAGGTCTTTCGACGGGTGGAAGTATAAATATATCGAGTGAAAGCTTACTGAGAAGAACTGGATCGCTCTCCTTTACATTGGTCGATTATCTTATGCCAAAACAAGAAAGTTTATTGTGGATCACAAATAGAATCAGAATATATGTCGGCATTGAGAATGCTTCATCATTAGATAGTGATATTACTCATTTCTGCATCGGCACATTCTATATTACAGAACCTAATATTGACATTGATTCAGCGAGCAGATCAATAACTATAACGCTGGAAGACAATATGATGAAGTGGGATCAAGAGGAATTGGAGAGAAAGCTCGTAATAGAAGCAGGAACTCCTTTGCATACAGCCGTTGAGGAGTTAATGAGATATTACGGAGAATTTAATATAGACGTAGAGTTCACAGAACTTACAATCCCTTACAAACTGGAATTTAGCGAGGGAGACAACATATCCTCTGTTCTAACAAAACTTAGAGATTTATATATGGATTGGGTTTGTTATTATGATGTTGAGGGGATTTTCCGATTCAAAAAAATGCAGATTCAAAGAGAAGATGGGGAGCCTATTTCTTGGAGTTTTGTCAACGAAGGCGACCATATAACTTCCTTTAAAGAGTCATTCACATATAAAGAGCTTAAAAATAAGGTGATTGTTATCGGGTCAACAGATGAGAAGACAGGGTTGACTCCAAGGGCCGAAGCAAAAATAACAAATGAAGAATCTCCATTTCATGAAGATAAGATTGGTATTAAAAAAAAGGTTATAGCTGATAGTAGCTTGAGTACAGAATCTCAATGCAATGCAAAGGCCAGATATGAACTGTTCAAAAGCAGTACATTCCAAGAGAGACTTGATATCACTACTGCACCAATATATTTTCTTGACGGTAATGACATTGTAGAAATCATCGATCCTACAACAAACAAGCCTGAAAAGTTCATTATAGACTCTATAAGTTTAGGGCTCGGCGTCGGTGAGGAAATGAGCATATCAACGCATAAACTATATTTTGACCACTTTGACGTCGATAGCTCTTTGGAGAAATCAAGAGAAATCGCCGACATAGTATCAGAAGGAATCTTAAACAAAGGATGGCTATCTTTATCTGAAAAGAGAATTGAAGAATATTATGGATTAATAGGATCTGGAAGCAGAGTCATTATAAGATTCGAAAAAGGGTCAAGGTATGGGACAACAGCATACGTTACAGGATATGTAGGAGATAGTACTCAGACACTAACCGTAGATCTAGCAGACTTTGAATCATATGGAGATAATGGCGATACAGGGGCGGGCAAGGCCGAATATAGCGATCGTATTTTAGGACATGAAACTGTGCATATCCTCATGAACGACGTATTTGGCGTTATTAAGACCATTAATATGCCTACTTGGTTCAAAGAGGGGGCGGCAGAGCTTATACATGGAGCAGATGAAAGGTTAAAAATATCCATTGTCGAGAGTGGTTCTATTAATGACAGCAAGCTCGACTCTATTATTCAAATAGCCGTAAACATGTTAAATTCAAATGCGTGGAAGGGCGATAACGACACTTACAGTGCGAGCTATTTAATTCTAAAATACCTTGATAAATGCATATCTGCGAATAAAAGCATGAAAGACTTAATGAAGTCAATTAAAGACTCTAAATCAACTGGAGGGACAGCAGTAAAAGATGCAATTGTAGCTAACACATCTTTTACTAAGTATGAAGATTTCGTTTCAGATTTCAAAGCTAATGCCAAGGCATTCGTAAAAACTCGGATCACTCTAAACTTAATTGGAGACGAACAAGATACAGGATCGATAGGCGGCACAGATCATCGGGGAACTAAGCCATTAAATGCAGAAGATGTATTTGATAATTCCAAAGCTGTTAAGGGCGTTGCTCTCAACAATTTCAAAGTAGAATTCGATAAGCCGTAATTTAAAAATATTGACAATGGTTTTGCTTAGTGTTATCATTAAACAAAACCATTGAAATAAAGAAAGGGAAAATTAAAATGGCGAATAGAAGTACATTCCCAGAAAAAATTGACACGTTTACTGAATTATTCGACCTACCTCCAACTAAAGTTGCCTCTGCTAAAAGATTTCAAGAGCTCAAGCAGAAGCCAACTTTAAACTCCACCGAACAAGACGAATTAAATTCACTTGTGATTGATTTAGGGAACTATATTATAACTCCTGAAACATGGAATAAGTTTTCAGACGCAATTGTAAATATCCAAGAATTCTTCACACAAGAGGTCATGGATTTTATCGAAGCGAAACAGGTTTTATGGGATACGTACGTGAAAAACTTTACTTATAAGGGTGTTTTCAGCCCTGACACTCAGTATATGTATCAAAATATGATTACGTATAATGGTGATCTATACCTTTGCGTTAAAGACTCTATGGGAATCCTCCCAGACAATGATGATTACTGGCAGAAAATATCGACGAAGGGCGATAAGGGTGATGTTGGACTTAATACCTATTATAAAGGAGATTACAACGACTCGATGTCTTATGTACTGGGGGATGCAGTTACCTATGAAGGTAATCTATATTATGCAAAAGATCCAGTAACAGGAATTGCTCCAACAGACTCGTCAAAATGGATGCTATTTGAAAACACTGTAGTTAGTAAAACAGCTCCGCCGCAATCACAAAAAGGGATGTTCTGGTTGGAAATCTTAGAGTGAATAGGGTGGTCTCATTGGATAAGGATCTCCAAGATAGTATTTTAAGAGCTGTTAATATTCTGGTAAGACAAGGCATTAGTCAGATGAATTACACGTCTTCTAATATAGGCATAGTAAGATCTGTGCAAGGGTTTGAATGCATCGTTGAGATTCAAGGAAGTGAGCTTTCTTGTATTTTGATGGAGCATCTTCAAGACTGGATACAAAACGATGACATAGTTATTGTTCAGGATCTGTACAACGACAACTCTAAGAAGGCTGTAATTGGGAAGATAGGGACATCAAGACCTACTTCGTTTACTATATTCGATACTGAAAAAGGAAAATCTGTTAGCGGTGTAGAGCAATTATTTGACGAAGAGAAAAAACAAGAATTAGATACAATACTTGAAGTCTAAGAAGAAAGGAGAGCTGTTTGTTTGACGATACAAATACGTATCCCATAAAACCTGTTTCGCTTCGATAAAATCCATGACCTCTTGTGTGAAGAATTCTTGGATATTTACAATTGCGTCTGAAAACTTATTCCATGTTTCAGGAGTTATAATATAGTTCCCTAAATCAATCACAAGTGAATTTAATCGTCTTGTTCGGTGGAGTTTAAAAGTTGGCTTGCTGACTTGAGCTCTTGAAATCTTTTAGCAGAGGCAACTTTAGTGGAGGTAGGTCGAATAATTCAGTAAACGTGTCAATTTTTTCGTGGGAAGA